TGCAGTACGAGCCCGGCTCCCGCCGCAAGCGCCGCGCGGCACTCAAAACCTGGCAGGACGGCTCCCGGGAGTACGCCACCCTGTACATGAAGGACTGGGTGTGGAAGCTGCAGCGGGCCACCGGCGCGGAGCCCCGCAAGTCCGGGCCCCTCGCGCAGGCCGACGACCTCCTGCACTCGTGGGAGCCCCGGGACATGGGTGACGAGCCCAACCCGCAGCCCAACCCGATGGGCGTCGTCCCGATGGTCGAGCTGGTCAACCAGCCGATGCTCGCCGACGACCCGATCTCGGACGTCGCCGGGGTCGTCGCCATGCAGGACGCCGTGAACCTCCTGTGGTCGCAGCTGTTCACGACCTCGGACTTCGCGAGCTTCCCGCAGCGGATCGTCCTCGGCGCGGACGCCCCGATGACGCCGATCCTCGACTCGACCGGGCAGATCATCGGCAAGAAGCCCGTGCCGATGGAGAAGTTCGCCGTCGACCGGGTCCTGTTCTTCGGCTCGAAGGACGCGAAGATCGCGTCCTGGCCCGCCGCCAACCTCGAGGCGTACACCAAGGTCATCGAAGTCGCGGTCGGCCACATCGCCGCCCAGACCCGCACGCCGAGCCACTACCTCATCGGCAAGATGGCGAACCTGTCCGGCGATGCCCTCGTGGCCGCCGAGACCGGCCTCGTCATGAAGTGCCGCGAGAAGCAGCTCTGGTTCGGTCAGGCGCTGCGCGAGGTGTTCCGCCTCGTCGCCCTCGCCCGCGGCGAGGCCGAACTCGCCAAGTCCGTCGCCGCCGGCACCGTCCTGTGGGCCGACGTCGAGTCCCGCAACATCGCCCAGCTCACCGACAGCCTCCTCAAGCTCAAGCAGATCGGCTTCCCCTTCCAGTACCTCGCCCTCCGGTACGGCCTCACCCCCACCGAGATCGTCGAAATCATGGAGATGCGCGAGGACGAAGCAGACCTCGACCCCGTCGCGGCCCTAGTCAACGGGGCCCGCAACAGCACCCCAGCGGACCTTCAGCCGCCCGAGCCGGACGACACGGAACCTGCGGACAGCGAACCCGTCGGGGCCGGCACCGGGGGGTGACAGGCCATCGACGTCTCCCAGATCGCCTTGCGCCACGCCGCCCGGCAACGCCGCATCGCCGCCGCGGCCGCCGCCACCACCGTCCGCGACTGGCGGCGCATCGACGGCCAGCACATCGATGACTCCTGGCTCGCCATCGCCCCCCACCTCCTGGCCACCGTCACCACCGGCCAGACGGCCGCCGCCACCGGCGCCGGCCAATACGTCGCCAACGCCCTCCACGCACAGGGCGACACCAGCCCGGCCGAAGGAACCCTGCGCCCCACCGCCTTCGCCGGCACCTCCGCCGACGGCCGCCCCCTCGAAACGCTGCTGCGCCTGCCTGTCATCCAGACGAAGCAGGCCATCGCCGAGGGCAAGCCCGTCAACACGGCGCTGAAGGCCGGCGAGCAACTGCTGTCGCTGCTCGTCGACACCGAAGTCGCCGACGCGGGCCGTGCCGCTGAGGGCGTCGCCATGAACACCCACCGCACGGTGCGCGGCTACGTGCGGATGGTCAGCTCCGGGGCATGCGCCAGGTGCGCGCTCCTCGCGGGCAAGGAGTACGCCATCAACCGCGGCTTCGCCCGGCACCCGCACTGCCACTGCGTCCACGTCCCCGTCAGCCACATGGGGCGCCACCCGGCGCACACCACCGACCCCCGGGACTACTTCAAGAGCCTCACGGCCGCGGAACAGTCGCGGATCTTCACCAACGCGGGCGCGCAGGCGATCCGCGACGGCGCGGACATCTGGGCCGTCGTCAACGCCCGCCGCGGCATCTCCACCGTCGGCTCCCGCGTCGTCGACGGCGTCACCCATCGCGGCCGGATCGTCCGACCCACCGCCTTCGGCCGCAAGATCTCCGCGACCACCGAGGGCATGACCCGCCGCGGCCTGCCCGGCAAACGCCTGCGCGGGCAACTCGCCCAGAAGGCGACCGGCCGCGGCGCCAGCCAGGTCGTACGCCTCACCCCGGAGGCCATCTACCGCCTCGCCTCCGACCGCGACGAGGTCCTCCGGCTGCTCCACCGCTTCGGCTACCTCTACTAGGCCCGGCGTCCCGCACCGGGACGCCCCGACTCCTGCAACAGGAGCCCGTCATGACCAGCGACACTCTCCCCCTCCCCCTTCACCCCCGCACCGGCCTGCGGGCCGTCGGCTGGCGCAAGCCGCGCCCCGGCGAGGACCCGACCACCCTCCACCCGTACTGGCCGATCCTCGGCGCGTCCTCGGACAACGGCGACGAGGACGAGGACAGCACGGACAGCGACGAGCAGAACGACGACGAGGACGGCGAGGACGACACCGCCGACCACCAAGACGGCCAGGACGACGACGCCGACACGAGCGACAGCGACCCCGACGGGGCCGACAAGCTCGGCGACGCAGGCAAGCGCGCCCTGGACACCATGAAGGCCAAGTGGCGCTCGGAACGCGACCGCCGCAAGGCCCTCGAGGCGGAGAACGCCACCCTCAAGGCCAAGCCGGAAGGCGAGGAGCCCGACCCGGAGCACATCCGGGCCGAGGCGGACAAGGCGGCCACCGCCCGCGCCAACGCCCGGATCGTCCGATCCGAGGTCCGCGCCGCGGCCGCCGGCAAGTTGAACGACCCCAAGGACGCCCTGGTCCACATCGACATCACGCAGTTCGAGGTCGACGACGACGGCCAGGTCGACGAGGACGAGATCGCCGACGCGATCGACGAACTCCTCAAGAGCAAGCCCTACCTGGGAGTGGTGGCCACGCCGCCCGAGCCCAGGTTCAAGGGCACTGGGGACGGGGGCGCCCGCAAGGGGAGCGCCGGACCGAAGCAGCTCACCGAACAGGACGTCAAGCGCATGACCCCTGAGCAGGTCGACGAGGCCCACCGCAAGGGCCAGCTCCGCGACTACCTCAGCTCGTAACCCCCAGGAAGGAACCCCATGGCCATCAAGCGCTTCAAGCCGGAATTCTGGAGCTCCAAGCTCCTCGTCGGCGTCCGCAAGTCCCTCGTCTACGCCGGCCCCGGCGTCGTCAACCGCGACTACGAGGGTGAGATCCGCGACGCGGGCGACACCGTCCGCATCACCTCCATCTCCCGGCCGACCATCGGCACCTACGGCCCGGGCGTCACCATCGTCCCGGAGGAGCTGACCGACGCACAGCGCACCCTCGTCGTCGACCAGCAGAAGTACTGGGCGTTCAAGGTCGACGACGTCGACAAGCGCCAGGCCGCGGGCGACGTCATGCCGCAGGCCATGGACGAGGCCGGCTACGGCCTGTCCGACGTCGTCGACCAGTACGTCGCCAGCCTCTACACCCAGGCGTCCGCCGCCAACCAGCTCGGCACCATCGCGGTCCCCTCCGCGAACCCGGGCTACTTCTACGAGAAGATCCTCGTCCCGCTGAAGGTCAAGCTCGACGAGGCGAACGTCCCCTCCCAGGGCCGGTACGCCGTCATTCCGTCCTGGTTGCACGGCCGGGCCCTGCTCGACGACCGCTTCATCGACGCGTCCAAGGCTGGCGCAACGCCGAACAACGCCCTTCTCAACGGCTTCGTCGGCCGCGCGGCAGGCTTCGACATCGTCATGAGCAACAACTGCCCGAACCCGACCGGCGACGACTACGTCGTCACCGCCGGCACCAGCGCAGCGATCAGCTTCGCCGAGCAGATCAACAAGACCGAGGCCTACCGCCCGGAGAGCTCCTTCTCCGACGCCATCAAGGGCCTGTGCGTCTACGGCGCCAAGGTCATCCGGCCGGACTTCCTGGCCACCGCCATCGCCTCCCAGACCTGATCGGAGTCCTGACCCATGGCACGCACCGCTGTCGCCTACAGCAACCTCCTCCCGAACAGCTCCGTCGCCGACGCCTCGCTGACCGCCGTCACCCTCAACCCCGGCACCGGCAACGGCCACACCATCGCCGCGGCCGTCCCGGAGCTGACCATCCTGCGCGTCGCGGTCGGCGCCACCGGCGGCAACGTCACCGTCAAGGCCGGCACCTACCCGCCCGCCATGGCGGCCGGCCAGGGCGACCTCGT